CAACGAAGTCCTTGTCGTTGAGATCAGCCTGTTCAGCCTGTGCCTCAGCATCAGGCTTCGCCTCTGGAACCAAGGAAGCCTGAGCAGCCGCTTCAGCAGCGATCTCTTCTTCAGTCTTGGCAGTAGGTTCGGCCCCAGCCTCAGCAACAGCTTGGGCAGCTTCTTCAACAGCAGGAGCTTCGAGAGCAGGGTCAGCCTGTGCTTGTTTGATGTCTTCAGGACTGTTCAGATTGTCGAAATCTTCGTCCGAAAGAGCCAAGGGGTTGACGGCATCGGCCATGATTTATTCTCCCCCCTCGGCACGAATTTCGTCGAGGGCTTCGTCGATCTGTGTGATCTGACCAGCAGCAACATCGCCCTTTTGAATGGCCACGTTGAGCCAGTTCTTCAGGTAGCCAGCAGCCTGAGCAAAGCCCAGTGCATCGGCACGACCGGTGGCGTCGATGTTCGGATTGATGCTTTCACGCACAAAACGAGCACAGTCACGAACCATGAATTCTTCCCGGATCACAGCCCGGAAGTCGGGGTTCTCTGCGAGACGGAGAACAGTGTCACGGAAATCGACTGCCTTTTTGGCATCTTCCCGTTGCTGTTCAAGCTTATTCAAATCGGACATGTTTGGCCTCTTGTGTGTTTGGGTTTTTGGTCTTGATGGTTAGTCGTGTATCGGAGGTTCCATCATAGGTGCTGGTCCTCCAAGTTGGGGTGCGTTGTCAATAGGCATTCCTGCTGGAGCAGGAGATGGCATCATTTGACCAGCACCTTGAGCATGGGGAGTAGCGAGAGAAGGATCAGGACGAACATCGTCCATGTGCTTAGAAAGGGCGTTCCACCCAACCGCCGCTTGCACATCAGGAGCACTTTCCGAACCATTGGCGTTCTTCTTTTTGTCAAGCAACGCCTTGGTGACTTCAAGGTTTTGGTTCCCTTGAGCCTGTCCAGCTTGCCGTTCCATATCCCGAGCGTGCTTGGTTCCAGTTTCCTGCTCAACAAAATCAAGATTGGTTTTGTCAGCATTCGAGGAAGCCTGCTTAGATTTAGCCTCATTGAGGTCGATCTGGGATTGGAGCACCTTGTTTTCCAACATGGCTTTTTCAAGAGCCAACTGATGAAGCTGCTGCTGTTCGGGCGTCATCTGAGGCTTGAATGCCCGAAGCTTCTTGGCTAGATCAGGCATACGCTTCAAATCAGCGATCTGGGCAAGGATCATGATCGTGATGCTCAGATCCATATTGTTGCCAATGGTCTGCAACATGAAGCCCAGATCTTGAGCTTTCTGGTTGTCCACCTCAGCCGTGCTGATGTCAGCTTCGAGATCGAAATTGCCTTGAAGGTCATCACGATTGACGGTGATGAACTCTTCGTTGGTGAGACGCACCACTTCCTTCTTGGACAGGAACACTTGGTTCATACTCAAGATCTTCATAGCGATCTCGACCATGCCCTTGGCCAGACGCCTCAGGATGGCCATCTCACGCTTTGAGGCAGCATCCATAGCTCCACGGACACCGGCTGCTACGTCACCATAGCTCTCGCCTGACAGACCGCCTGAGAAAGCTTTGACGCCCGTCAAAGACTCAGCCTCTTCATTTTGAAGACCGGCCATCGTAAGAGCTGATTGGGGAAGCTCGGGATATTTGTGCTCGATCATGCCATTCTGTGGGGGCACGTTTGGATTAAACTCGTAATCCTGACCGTTCTCATATTTGCGACGATTCAAGGGATCGAGCATCCCCTTGGCAAAGCCCTTCTGGGAATTGGCCGACCGACCCAAAAGGTCAATCATACCACGCATCACAGCACCAAGAATGTTCTGGTTATCCTCCAGCAGCTCAGCATCAGGCTCACCATAAAGCTCACGCTTAACAGGCAAATAAGGCACCACAACAAACGGAAGTTTCTTGTCAGGGAAGGGATTTTCTTCCATCCGAATGATGACATTACCGATCCAAGTGCAGACGATTGGGATCAGCTCACCAGTGCCGTGAATATCGGAGAAACCCCAATACTCATAGGCCACGACCTTCTTACGAAGCTCATCCAGAAACTCAACCGTTGTTGGTGTCGTGCTCACATGGTCTGGATTGGTAGTGGGGGTATTGCCCTGCCACAGAACCTTATCCAGATTTTTGTAACGCTTGCCTGCCTTCAGCAGCTCAGCTTTATTGGTCTCAAACGAGACAGCAGCAAACAAAGCCTTATCGACATCGCCCATGCAGGATGGATCGATGAAGAAGTTATGGGGATTGAGCACCAGAACAGTGGGTTGATTCTCAACCGGCTTTTCAACCTGAACAGTTTTCTCACCAGACTTAATGGCAACCGTTGGCTGTTGAGTCTCATCGTAGTATTCGAGAGCGCCCTTCAGAGCCGGATCGGCCTTTTCGTCAAAGTGCCGAGGATCGGCCTGACGAGCCTCCAAAGCTTGTTGGAAAGTCTGGAGCTGTTCCTGTGTAGTCAAAGCAAAGTGCTGGAACTCCGGCACCTTTTCAGAGACCATGATGGTGGTACGCTTCCAGCCCACCTGCACAATGGCAGTGCCTTCATCGACCACAGCACGCACAAAATCGTCAACGAATTTGACACGGTTCAGCTTGGTTCGGAACTGCCAGTTCAGGATCAGCTCATTCTGACGTGCTCCCTCAGCATCCTCAAAAGATGTGGGCTTCACGTTGAAGAGTTTGGACGAACTCAGGAACGGCTCTGTGAGAGCAGCATAACGCCATTCCGCCTGACGTCGGATCAACTTCGGTTGAACAGCCGAACGACCCTTTACCTTCTTGGGTTTGGCCTCACCCTTGATGAACATTAGATCATGCCATTTATCGATCTTGGCGATCTGAAGATCGTGGGCCTGTTTAGCCAATTCGAAGTCGGCCTTGAGCTGACGAATGTCAGGCTCATTCTTCCAATTCGTTAGCTTATCGTCCTGACTTTCGTTCAGACGATGGGGAACGTCATGCTCAACGAGCCGGTTCGAGTTGTCCATTTTTGTCACCTGACCCATTGAGAAGTTGACGGTCGTTGAGGATCTGTGACCCAAGTGCCTTTATTTGTCCATCCCGGACTGCAAGAGCTGCTTTGAGTTCATCGACCAAACTGATGCCCGTTGAGAGAGATTGGTCGAGTTGGGCTGCATAGCTTGCAAGACGTTCTCGCTCAGCGGCTGAGCCTTTGACTGCAACCCGATACAGGCCTTCTCGGTGTGTGCTGTCACGCAACCGGAGAGTAAGCTCGCCAGCAATCCGAGCTTTATCAGAAGCAGCGGTTTCCTTGAGATCAGATAGCTCATCGGAGATTTTCCTATCTTTGTCGTTGTGAGCCAGCTCTTTCTGCTGGTTCTCGGCTTTTGTTTTTTCGACGAATTTGGCGTCAGCATCTTTCTGCTTCTGCCACTTCGCAGAGATCGCGGCTTCGCCATGACTGGAACCAAGGGAATACACCCCAGCCACCAGTCCGACTACAACCAAAATTGCTCCCAAATAGGGAAGCAGTTTGAGCCAATTGATTGAGGGAATGACCGGCATCAGAGTTCCACCTTGCAGTTCGAGCGAGGGACGTTTCCAATCCGATAATTTATCCACCCACGGTAGAAAATCTTCAGCTTGTGATTGACCCGACTAAGCCGATCATATTCCTGTTTCTGGTTCCTATCCAGTGCATCCAGCATCTGAAGACAGAAATTCGTTGGCCCCATGCCTTGAGAGCAGTTGGCAAACATTTCCACCGTCGAGTCAGGAGATCCCTGTGTAACCTTGCCGGTGATCTTCATATTGGTCTTGCAGACCGAATTCATGCTGATTTGCAGGAACTTGGTAGCCCGATAATCTCCCATGTTCACTGCCGTATCATACACCTCGGCAATGATAGGGGCGTTATATTGGATCATGCCCAGATAACCGGGTGCCACAATATAGCGTTTATAATAAACACTTTTGGCCACATCCAACGGCAACGTCTTCATAGGACCATAATAGTGGTTGGCTTCGGCCACCTTCTTGGTGATCCCATAATTGGTCTCACCACCGGGGTCAGCCTTGTTGAACACATAACCCCCCTCGTTGACGAGGGTTGCACTGATCATCGCTAAGGCAGCCAGTGCAACCTTCTTTTTGGTAGAGAGCTTTTTGGTTTCATTCGTCTGAAGAGGCATCAGCTTTCCCCTGCTTAACGAAGGTCGCCAACAGAGCAGCAATGCCCAATGCCATACCGATCAGCTCCACATGAGGAACCAAGACTTTGGACTCATCGGGAAGGTTCAGCCAAATGCCTTGACCAGCAAGACTGATCCCGATGATCTGAGCAGACCATCGCTTATAGATCTGCCGCCATTCAGGAACAATCTTTGCTTTGACACGTTGTTTTACAGATGGGTGATCCATGTTCCAATAACTTCCTTATGCGACCAGACGACGCCGATGATAAATGAGCTAATGGCCCAAATATATTTGCCAAATTTGCTAGCACCAACGACCTTATGCTTAATCGTAATGAACTCTTCAATCGTAGGGGTTTGACCATCGAGTTTTGCTTTCACAGAGGCAACAGACGCAGCCATACCTTCAATGGCCCGTTGGATCGTCTCGATTGCCTCATACTGCCCCTTACGGCTTACTGAGGCTTGCTCAGTTTCTTTGACGAGAAATTTCATATTCTCTTCAAGTCGAGCCACCCTAACTTCAACCGACTCACTCATTATATTAAGTGCCTCTACTGACAGTGATCCAGAGACATCTTGTAAATGTTTCTGGGTCATTGTTAACCCAACTTTTCAAAGAAGTCGATGTGCTCTTTCCAATGGGTATGTCAAATTCGAATACCCTCTTCCACAAGCCACTGCCATTGTAACTGCCATTTAGCGACAGTCAGGAACACGGTTACGCTACTAAAGTTGATAATGGCACTACCTACATTCTTCGTGCCACAAGCCCTTTACAAATTTTTTACGAACTTTATTACACCAGACCCAGCGTGACTGTAATGTAGGTAGACAAAGCGGCGCGTAGCGCCTCAGATTCTGTGGTTGTCCATCCAGCGCCTAGTGCAAAAAACGGCAGCGTCTTGGTGCAATAGTTGAGCGTTCCGGCAGCATTTCGCCCGCTGGCCACCATTACATAGGTGCTGGGCGTCACGCTGGCGCTGGCCTGTGTGGTGCTGACGGTGACGGCTAGCGGCGCGGATAGAGCGCTGCTGAGCGAGCCGTGCATCAGGTCAAACCCTGTGCTGGATTGGCGCGTCATCGCGATCACCTGCACCGCACCGCCAACGCCTGACAGTGGTGTGCTACTTGTGGTGCGGGCCGCGCTGTTGTTGCACTGGGCGATGATCGCGCCGCTAGTGGTGCAGGCGACAAAAAACTTATCGTTGCCGAGGATATAATCCGTGCCGCCAGACAGCGCGCCATCTGCTGTGTCAGGGTTTTTCAGCGCATACCCCACCATAACCGATGCGGCGTTTTGTGTCAGGGCGAGGCCATCGAGCGTCCATCCGGCATCGGCCAGTGTGAATTTGTTGGTGCTTGATCCCGCAAAGCCCTGCTTGGCGATCCACGCGCGCGGCGTGTTGCTCTCGTGCAGATCAATAGCGCCAGGAGCCACCCAATTGACCCCAATATCGCGCCGTTCGGACAAGGCGGCGGGGAAATACAGGCCCTTCAGCTTGCCGTAAAACGCCCCGCCATTGATGGCCTTGAGCGCGGTAAACAGGCTGTCGATGGCCGCGCATTGGCCTCCGGTGGGCAAGGCATACATGGCGCGCACTGCCGACTTGGCCTCGGCGTTGACCATGCTGGCATAGATAGGCGTGGCCACCGGGGTCGTGATGGTGATCGTGGTGGTCAGGTCGCGGGTGATGCTGGGGTTTTCGCGGACCTTAGCGCGCAGGGTGCAGCTAAATGTGCCAGCATCGCTGGCCACACGTCCACGCTGGAGCCTATTGCCCATCACCTGCACCCGCCCGCCTGCATCGTCGATCAAGATCACATCAATGATCCAGCCCGCCTCTTTGCCCGGTAGCGTGATCGTACCTAGCTCGGTGCCTCGTGGCGCATCGGCAGCAAGGCTGCGGGTGCCATCAATCACAATGGCGGGCAGCGCCGACGGTGTGGATGCCCTCCCATAATATCCGGGCGAGACATATCCATAGCCTGCAACGCCGAGGCCGGGCGTGGCCCACGGCGCGGGGCTGGTAGAGGGTGCGCCAAACTTCACCGTGCCCTTGATCTGGGCTGTAGGATGGTTGGGCCACCATGCTTGAGTGATGCCGCTCACGGTTTCGATCAGCGCGCCGAAAGACAGGCCGTTGACCTTTGCGCCTGTCTGCGGGCTGACGATCTGGCCCAGCGTGCGGCCTGTGCGCCCGGTTACGCTGACATCGTAGAGCATGGCATTGGCGAGGCGCGCACCTCGACCTGCAACCGTGCCGCTATCATTGTCGCGGTCGCCCAAAAACAGGCTGATCGAACCATAATCCTGCGGATCGTGATCTTGATGCTCAAAGAGGCATCGGCTGAGCGTGGCCGAGACATTCCCCATGCCATTTCCAAACCCGCCGATGATGACGCCGGGCTGGTAGTTCCCACGAAAATGGCAGCGGTCCATGTAAAGCGCGCCGATGCGACCGCTGGAATAGACCTGTAGGCCGTCAGCATGTAGGCCCGCCACGCCCGCTTGTAGCCGGTAAAGTGTGCCGCTGGCGCTGGTGCCATTAGTGGGCAGAGGAACGCCTCGACTGTTGGCCAGCGTCAATGTGCGGGTGCTGGTGTTGATGGCGGAGACTTGCCAATTGCTGGCGAAGGCGCTGGTGGGATCGCCCACGGCGACAATCACCTCATCGCCCAAGGCAATCGTGCTGGGGCTGGTGAGGCTGGCGACAACGGCGCTTAAAACGCCGCCGGTCATACTGATGTTGCTCATCACCCGGCCCGCATCGTGGGCGAGGTTGGTGCCGAAAATGCCGCGCAGGTGGCAGGCCATCACGTAGATGTCGGGGCGGGTGCCACTGGTGTTACCCAGCACACCGATGGCGTCTGTCTCTGGGGCAAGTGAGAAATCGCCGCGCAGACCCTCAATCACGATGCTCTTGCAGGTGGGTAACGAGGCCACAAGGCGCAGGCCCGCCACGCCCGCCGCGCCGGTCAGATCGCCACCAACAATGCGGACATTGCGCCAATCCTCAATGGCCATGCGCCCGGTGCGAGGGCTGGCGCTGCCATCGGGAATACCATTGCCTGCACCACCGCCATTGTCGGGTGCGGCGATCAGCAAGTCTTGTGAGCCATCGCTGTCGATCCGTGTAAATAGCCCGCTGATAGCCGGGATACCCACGCCTCGCCCCGGATAAGCAGGATCATAATTCGTTCCCGGCTCCAAAGGATTGACCAGTGAGGGTGGGGGGAAGGCGAGCATTGCGGACGATAGCCATGTAGCCGTTAAGCTATGGTCAAGCTGTCCCCGCACCCGCAAAGCACCATCAATGATACCATACCCAGATAAGATTCTCATCCAAGATCTCCCATAACCACAACTACGCCGCTGGAATAAACCTTAATAGCTGCCACAGCCCATTGGCCAGCAGTTGCTGTAGATCCACCCCGGCTGCTCACGACCGCTCCGCTACCGGCCACAAAATTGATCGGCCCAGCGCCAGCCTGCAAAAAGCTGCAAGCAAAGCCAGTAGGAAGGGCAGATGGCACTGTAACAACACAGCCGCCCGATGCCGTGCAGCGCTTGTCCTTACCATGATCGGTGCTAAGCAAGGTGTAAGTTGATGCGCTGATGGTATCGGGAATAGACGGATCTGCAATATTGCCTGTGCCAACGAGTTCAGCAAACTCAATACCGACACTTTCAGTTGCTCGAATATAAACTCCACCGGTGACAGCACCGGTATGCTTTGGAGCAAATTTGACTGCAATATCAAATGAACCATTAGGCAACAAAGTGCTGCCCATAACAAATGATGTCATAATATTAAAATCACCAACAACAGTGATTTCATAGATAGTAATGGGTTTTGTACCCAAATTGATCACACTCAAAAAACTAGGAGCAGTCTCGTCACCCACTTCAGTCACCGCAAATGCGAGTGAACTGGGAAGAATCTTCATGACATACTTCTGCTTCGTGGCTGATGCTCCAATGACCTGACTGGAATGTTGACCACCATCAACACAAAAATCACCAAAACCGAGATAAGGCTTGCCGTCAGACATCGGATTATACCTTTCGAGAATATAATTTTTATTACGCTGATGGTAGCGTGAAATCGATTAGGAGCTTCATCGGACGACCAAGGAAGTTCAATGGAGCCACACTACTCAGCGTCACATGAAAGCCTGTAGTCGGACGAAGCTGCACAGTCCACATAACACTGTCGGCTGCATAGATGATGCCGTCAGCACCTTCCAGAAGCACACGCCAGCCAACGACATTAGCCAGTAGCAATGTGGTTGTTGAGGTCACACCCTCTTCATTTTCCAGAACGACATCTGGCAATGGCACATCAACCGAAGCACCAGCAGTTGTTGGACCGGTAAATGGCACTAGCTTGGTCAGACGCTGTGAGGCGTCATAGATGTTCTTCATATAAAAGCTAGTACGCCGAACATGGGTCATGTTTTTAGCCACATATTCGACGATGCTGTAGGCATTGCCAATCAGCTTATCGATGATGAGGGCGGTTGAACCAAGAGGGTCAAAGGAAGATCGCATTAGACAAAACCCCGTTTCTCAAAGCTATTATTGGAGGAGGACATGGCAATGCCAATGAGATCTCGGTCCACAGCTTCAGTGCAGATGGCCTCATAAATCGTAAGGTGCTCTCGGCCTTTGGCCGTAGACTCTTGGGTGTTCATGTGGCTGAAAACCTTATATGCAATATAAGCCTTCAAAGCACCATAGAGAACATCAGGAATATCGATCCCATTGGTTCCCTCTTCCCCGTTGAGATCTTCGAGCCGCATCTGGGGATGCTTGGCCTGATAGAGCACAGAGATCATGACACCGGGAATTGGCCGTGGAACCTGAAGCACATTGATCTGGGGCGTGTAGAGCGAGTTCAGATCATCGGGATCATTGAGCACATACTCCTGACCTATGGAGTCTTTGGCCCCCAAGATTTTAATCACGTCCTCCTGAAAAGGCTCACCGAGAAGATCCAGGATATAAGCAAAGCCTTCGGCTTCTGGTTCCTGCTGGCTCTTAGCATACTTCTTCAGGAGGTGGTAATTGGTGATGTGCCCATAGAGCTTGATCAACACCTCGTTCTCGCGCAGCAAGAAGCGTGAGTGAATACGGATCAGAGCCTCATTCAAATAGCCCACAATTTTGGGACGATCCTGTTCACGGATCGCTCCAGCACCTTCCAAACCGACTGCCGTATTCGACAACTCACCATAGGAGAGGTCAGCATACAGCTCAGACAATAGCTTCATGATAACCCCCGATCACACGATATAAGATGACAGTGCATTTGCTTCGCCAGCGTCATGGTGCTCTTCCCAATAATCGACTTCTTTGGGTGTAGCAGGTGCAGACTCAGAGGGCTTCCAAGGCTTCAGATAGCTCAACATTGAGATCGTGTCTATGCAATCATCTTTGCCTTTCAAACCTGACACGGTGGCAAGGCGAAGTTGACCGATGAAATGACCCATAATCACACTGGTTCGCATCTGCTGGGGAAAATACATCTTCCCCATTTTGAACCAAGGAACGACCACATTGAAGCGGGTGAGCTTATCCTGCGTGGGACGAATGCCAGCCGAGGATCCATGCGAGCTTGCAAAATTGAACCAGATGTTACGATTCAGCATCTCATTTTGAAGCCACTGAATGAACGCACCTTGCTGACCAGTGATCTCAACGCCGACCTGCTGAGGCTTATAGAACTGCACGAGCTTGAACAGATCATCAACGGATTTATCCATCGTCTGTCGTTCACACTTACCGTCCACCCAGAACCAATCCCCATTGGCATTATAGGCCCATACAGCAATGACACTATAGTCAGCCGTTTGCTTGGCCGATGTAGCAAAGTCAGTGGTGATATAGAAGTTGAAGCTTTCCCGGTTCTGGAGCAGGTTGGCCCGGTCATACCAACGCATATCCTCGTCCTGCACGAGGCGCTCTTCTTCCGAGGTGATCCGAAGCATAAGCTCTTGCATGAAAGAGCTGAGCTTGCCAGTTTTGGTGGCCATCTCATATTGCTCTTTCACATAAGCAAAGGTGAAACGATCCTCCCATGCCCCACAGAACTCTGCCTCCTCGCACGGGAACCGCTCGCAGACGGGCCATACGTTTACGTCCCAAGCCCCCGACTCCACCGCTTCAATAAGGATGTCGTCCTTATTGAAAGGTGTGCCATTGAAGATCACCTTACGCCTCGTTGGATCGAGAGCGTGGTTCACACCCTTATAGACCGTATCCTTGATGGCCTGCATCGACACCTTGGACTTGCTGTCGTCATCACTCACAAGGTCATCCATCACGCAGATGACAGGACGCTTGCCGAAGATCTTCGTACCACGAAGACCGGTCTTTGCACCAAACATCTTGAGGCCGAACTTATGGCCTGTCCGGTTCTCGAACTCGATATAGGCATCTGTGAATGTGACCTTGGGGAGCCAGTATTGAAGGAACGGGGAGTTGATGTATCGGAACTCCATATTCCGACGCAGGCTCTTCACACCGTTGTCCATGCTATCCGAAACATAGATGCCACCAGACAATTCCCCAAAACCATCCAGCTCACCGAACACACCTAGATAGAGGAAGAAGTATTCCCCAAACAAGGTGGTCTTGGCTGCACCACGGAAGCA